CCACACTCCAAGACCCATGCCGCTAGCAGCAATGGTATTGATGCTAAGCTGGTCACCGCCCCAAGCCATTTCATGCTCAGCCTGTGGCGTTCTTCCGGCCCTAGACGATTTCTCACCGGCAGGGATGGTAATGGTATTATCGAGGATTGATCCACCACCATCCACAGCAATGTCAATCTCCTGATCGCCGCCAGCGGTCGTAACGAAAGCACCGGCCTTCATAACGACAGCGCCGTCAAGGTCTTCAGGAAACTCCCACACGAAAGCACGGTCTTTGACGATGTTCTCTTCGTCATCCTCAAAAACCTTGATTTCGTAGACAGCAGCGTTAGAGCCTAGAGCGCGCCACTTCTGATCGTGGAAGTAAACAGCAGGATCGTACCGTCTAGCCTCACGATGTACACCAGGCCAGTTAACGTTAACGTCACCGATATTGATGTTTGCGGGATCATCCTCGTAATCTTCAATGTCGATGAGTTGGAGCGAAACAGGGCCAGTCTTCTCTAGAGATGCTAGCCGAGCTTCGGCTGCCTCAAGCCGTCGTAGCAGCGCACTATCGGTAGTCTGCGGTTGTGGTCGTCTATCGCGCCAAGACATTACGCCAACCTCGGTGGGATCATTTCAAGCTCAAACTCTATTTCTTCGTTACCGCTGTTGTCGATGTTGAAGTTGAGAGCTTGCACAAGGAAGTAAGCATCGACGTGCCGGTACTCAAAGTCATACTCAGCGTGGATACGGTCACCGATCATACCGCGTGGGCCAGCGCCCGAATAGAAGTTAGGCACCTGAAACTGTGGATTGAGTACAGCGAGGCTAAGCGAGCGTTCCGGCCCAAGGTTCGTAGACCCCTGAAAGTCCGTCATCGCGTCAAGTGCCTTCTGATCCTGTACTGATCCAAAATCCTCCACAGTGTCCAAGCGGCTGAACTGCGCTTTGTTGTCAACGTCGGTCTTAGTGGCTCCCATCTTCTTACCGTTCAACTGACTGGTACCGAGGCCAAGTGTCCATGTACCCTTCGGGCCGATGTTATTCCAGTCAAAGTCGATTAGAGCGCCACCGGCTTCAGTCCAACGCGGAGCGTAGTCATACGGTGTAAAGCCAGAGTCCCTGCCGCCGGGGTACATAAAGAACTCAAGCGTGACAGGAGAGATAGCGAACTCAAAGCCGTCGTCCGGCCCCATCTCGCTAAGCGCCTTGATATGGTCGTAGATGGTAGTCGGGTCAGCAGGGTAAATCTTGTAGCTAGTGTGAAAGCCTGTGCCAACACCGCTATGAGGGAAGATAGGCCAGCTATACGCGGGATCGGCGTCGTACATCTTATTGATGAGCCGACGTGCAATCTCGCACGTATCGAGGTTGCGGTACCTAATAGGCCAATCTACCCAACCACCGTTAACGTACAGCTTAGGATCGAAAGGATATATACGACGCTTAAGGTAATGAAGAAAGTCAGCACCACCAACAAGCAGACTATCCCTATCCTTGTTAAGGTTGATTGAGTTGACAATCCCACCAGTAATGATAGTACCATTACGATATATAGTGTAACTGGTACGATAAGGCCCGATAAGGTTCGGAGTGAGGTCAGGATGCCCAAGCGGGATTTCACAGCTCATCGGCCCTTCGTCGCTATTGACGAGTGAGAACGTTAGATCATTAACGCGGAAAAACCCCGTAGGGTTTACCATGCTCTCTACAAAGGCAACTTGCCAATCTGCCATTAGGCCAGGTAGTACCGAGTGCTTCCGTTCACGAAGTACGGGATCGGAAACTTCAGGGTTATATGGAACGAACTGACGCTAACGAAATCGGTTGTCATAGGAATGCTCTTAGACGTGACAACGTAATCCTGCGTAGCGACAGCGGCCCATCCGGTCAACTGCAAGGCGAGAGTACCGTGGTTACGATTGACAGGCTTATCGTCTATGTCGTACAGAGGGGTAAGCGCCAACGTGAGAGCGTCGCGCTTACTAGTGTAATCGGCCCCCAGGTTCCCAACCACGTCACCATTGATAGTGATGTACAACGCACCTTCAGGATGGTACGCAGGCCACTCACCCATAACAATGGCCTTCTTGTACTTATGCTCTTCAATCTCGATTTCAGGTTCAAACGAGTCAACGATAGGATAGCTCAGAGTGTTGAGTTCCAGTGTCGATCGTCCGAACGGTCTTAGCTCGATAAAGTCGATCATACCCGTTTACTCTTCTGCGCGATGATCCACGCTGCTTGACGAGCCTGCACGACAGTAGGCTCTCCCTTGCTATACAGGTTAACCTGAATCTGCTGTGGGCTAGAAGGCGTATTCTGATAGCTGCTCATTCCGGTGTTCTGAGTGGTGGTCGAAGTGCCAGAGTTAGCAGTAGCCGTGAGCTTCTTACGACGCCTACGCTCACGACGCACTCTACGCTCAAGCATAGTACGCTTACGCATAAGATCGCGGATATGTTGCTTTTCAGGGCCAGTCTGTGTAGTACCACCAGCACTATTCGGATTGGTGGTATAGGCAGAGTAAGCGATGAGTTCGCTGTTAGCATCACGCAGACGAGGAACGTCACGCTTGAGTGCCTTATTGACCTGAGCTAGCGTCATCTGGCTGATAGGCGTCGCAGTGCGTTTTGTGGTGGTTGTACCACCTGTACGTGTACCAGTGGGACGTTCGGGTAGATCGTGGTCAGCCTTGAAATCACGGATAGCCTCGGCAACGATCTGACTTAGCAGATCACCGTTAAACGAGTTCTTGAGGATTTTCCGCATTGTATTCTCAAGAGCGCCACCTTCCGACTCAAGACCGGCAATGATCTTAAGACCCATGTTCTTACCGTGGCTCTGCCATATCTTGAGTTGGTCGTTAAAGTCGCGCTTAGTCTCGCGCTCGATAGCAGCGTTCTTCTGCTTCCACAGACGGATGAAGTTGTTGAACATCTTAGGCGAAGCTTTGCGGAGAACCTCGATCTTATCGGCGGCATCAGGGCCAAGATCGGTAAGCTCCTGAACGAGCTTCTTCGGAGCGCCACGACCGGCGATAGCGCGCAGATCACCTTGCCACTTGTTAAAGGCGTTGATCTGCTGCGACAGGTCTTTATTGATGATACCGATGGTAGGCGTGACACCCCACTCTTCCGCGGTCTGGAAGGATTCACCGGTAAGCAGTGGCCCTTGGAACAGACTACCGAAAGCAGCAGTATTGGCGTCACGAAGCTCGTTATACTTGGCGATCATGTTATCGACGGCCTGATCGACAATCTGCTCGTACTGAGTATGGGCGTTTTTAACCGCATCCATCATACCCTTGTTGTACTGCTTCATGTCTTCGTTGTACTGCTTCAGCTTAGCATCTGTACCGTCAAGCTGAGCGCCATACTTCTTCATAATGTCAGACATGAGGGTATTGGCCTTCAGGTTCTTAATGTAGGCTTGCGTGGCTTCGTTGACCTTCTTCGTTAGCGGGTCAACCTTGCGAGCATTGGCATTTCTACTTTGATTGCCATGATCGTCAGGGTCGCCACCGATACCAATGCTGTGGAGAAGGTCACGACCGCTAAACCCAAGAACCTTCACAAGCCCACCGCCACCAGGAATATTCTTCTTCATCCAGTTACGGAGGTCTTCCAACTGCGAACTGTCCACAACCACCTTGACAGCAAGTAGGATCGTACCGAGTGCTGTAAGTCTACCGAGGATACCGAGTAGAAGTCCTAGACGACCAATAACACCAGCAGTGCCGGTAGTACCGAGCGTGATACTCAGAAGCTTGAGCATTCCGATCAGGCTCAAAAGCGAGCCAGTGATGATACCGATGGGAGCGGCCAGAAGTGCGATGACGCCAGTGATTGCGGTAAAGTAAACAATGCTGTGACGTAGCTCAGGCGAGAGGCTATGCCACCTATCGACCAACCCTTTGATAAACGCCTGAAGCCGGATGATCGCGGGTAGAGCGTCTTTACCGATTTCTAGTGCAAGCACTCTCATCTGATTGATGAAGATAGCCCACTGAGTACCAGGGCTTTTCAGCATAGCCTGGAAACGCTGGTTAAATTCGCCTTGCGAGTCGTTCACGTCAAGCTGCGCTCTATGCAACATCTGATAATGCCTGACAAGCTGCACAAGCGCGCGACGTGCGTTAGCCTGACCAGTAATGCCCTGACCACGGCCACGGCCACTAGCGGTCATAATCTGAATGAAGTTCTGAAGCCCCTGACCCTCTGGATGCAGGCTAGCGATGCGACGGATGATTTCCTCGAAGCCAAGCAGATTACCCGAAACATCGGTGATAGAGACACCAGCCTTAGCCATACCCTTCTGGAAGTCTCTATTGCCGAAGATATCAATAAGGCGCGCAAGCCCTGTGGCGGCTCTTTCCTGAGAAGGAATCAAACGGGTGATAACAGCCATTGCTCCACCCATCTGCTTAAGGTTGTAACCAGCCGCACCCGCAGCAGGAGCCACAGAGTTCATCATGGAGTCGAAGTCGCTAAGCTCCAATCTACCAATACGCACGATAGCCGCCAAGTCGTCAAGCGTTTGGTTAACACCACCAGCAGACGCTCCAAAGTTATTGAGCGTAGTGATAAGAACATTGGTAGCTGTAGGTAGATCGCTACCAAACGCGACAGACACCTTGTTGGTAGTAGCGAGCAGTTTAACACCCTGCTGCTCCGTAAGATCCATAGACGAATAAAGCTGATAGAGGGCATCAGCCATTTCGTTCTGCGACGCAGGAAATATCTTCATCTGACGCTGGATAGCCGGTTCAAGCCTGTTTACAGACGCAAGGATAGCGTCGATGCCTTTACCGGCGTTATTAGCGATCTGCGTCGAAGCCTTGGTAACAAGGGTGCTGAAGTCTGCATAGTCCTTGCTAACGGCGGCGAAGCCTGCTGTGGCTAGCAAGCCTCCGAAGCCTGCCGCTCGGCTTACTTGCGATACTCCCCTGCCGACAGTAGTAAACCGATTCGCTCGCTGCATAGCAGCCATGAGCTTCTGTTCCTCAACCATACGAGCTAGTATGGCTTCCTGCCCTTTCATGGCAGCGGTATGTTCGGCAGTAGCCGCTACCATACCTTGCTCTAGCTTAAGTCCTCTCTGACGGAGGATATCGTCTTCCATCAGCGACTCGTTAATAGCCCGCTGAAGCATCAATCGCCGCGTAGGATCGGCAGTACGGTTTAATCGCTGATACAGACCGATACGCTTAGTAAGCTGTGCGCTGGTCTGCTTGTCGATCTGCGACATGTTAATCGCATGCTGACGCCTACGCTGATCGAACTGGTTTAGAAGGCGAGCGGAGCGAAGTCGCTGCGTATCCATAGCAGCACTCATTTCGGCCATACGGTTAGCAGCTTTCGCTGCACCACCCATAGCCATGATATCGCGTGAGAGGCGTCGAGCCTGACCCGAAGCCTGGTTCGACAACCTAACCGCGATAATGATTTCAGACCCGCGAATCACGTCTAGCTCTCTGCTCTCTCTGCTCTCTCGCTTGCGGTGTCCTTAACTGTTCGCGCTCGTCCTTAAGCCTTTGTACTTCCGCCTCAGCTTCTAGCACGGCTTTTATGCGAGAAACGTATTGTCCCGGTTGTTGAAACAACCCGCCTGAAACCGGTAACACATGAAACTCTCGGCACAGGCGGGTCGTATCAATCCACTTGACAACTTCGGTTATTAAGTCTCTACCGAATGCCTTTATAGCTCGTTTGTGGTATCCGGATCGCTGAGCGGGGTACTCGCTTCCAAGGAGGACAAGGACGGCGCAGGAGTAAAATCCTCGCTTTCCTCAGCTTCCCCGTTAAGCTCGTCAATGAGCATTTCGATTTCATGCCCAATAGACGGATTGAGCTTACGAAGTGTCTCAGGCTTAGTGAAGTCAAGAGGCGTACCATCCTTGTCGGTAAGGTTATGACCGACAATACACTTCTTAAACTCAAAAGCGCGAGAGTGCTGTTGCATGGACTCCATGAACAGCTTACCGTCAGTTTCGCCGTCTTCAGTCGCCTGAGCGTAAAGACGCGAGGCACCGTCACGACGTTCAAGCATGTCGTAGTACGGCAGTTGGAGCAAAAGCACGTAACCGTCAGGGGGAGCACTTTTAAGCTCCCTCCTGACGGGTTCGTGACTAACTGTTGCGTCGGGCATCTTAGCCTCTCCTTTCCCGACTTAGACGTTAAGCGATGTTGGTCGGAGACTTGACGGAAATCGCGTAAGCATCGCCACCGACGATATTGAGTCCGTGACCCGTAAAGCCTGCGGCCACGATATCGCCGATACCAGGGAGCGTAACGTCGTATGCGTCATATGCCACGCGGTTAGCGTCAATCTGAACACCCTCAGTAGCGCCAGCAAGCGTCGAGCCACCATTGAGGGAAGTAAGACGGAACGCCTTGGTAGTCGCTGCCTTGAAGTTATCGAACTCAGACTTGGCAACGAAGTCAAGCTCGGACTCGATCTCAAAGTCGGTCTTGCCGAACTTAACGTAGCTAGCAGACCTCTGCGGCCTAATGCGGTTCTGAGCCTCAGCATTGTGGTTAGCTCGGAACGTGTAGCCGTTGAAGTCATTAACTGCGGCAGCGAACGCCGGAGCCGTACCAGCCGCATCGACGTAGATGGTATGAGCATCTGCACCGAGAAGGCTAGGTGCGACCCAGGCAGGAGCACCGCTACCAGTCTGCTCACCAAGACCGATGATGTTAAGCGTAACCATGAGAACACCGTTGTCGATGGTGAACTCATAACCACCCACAGTGCATCCTGTGTAGCCGAACGTGCCAGTGCCCGGATTACGGATAACACTGAGAGACATGGTACGCTGCACAGCACCGCTAGCTGCCGTGGAGGTTCCCCCGACAGCGGTAGGCGTGTACTTATAGACGTACGGGCCAGCACCCGTCTTAGTGATAGCGTGACGGGAGCAGTACATGAAGTACGGAAGGAAGCGACAGTCAACCTCCATCCGAATGTCACCCTCGATATGGTAGTAAGAGGGCTTAACGTCTGAGTCAGTGGCCTGCTGCCTTAGTTGCTGTG